TAGCCATGACAATGGGTATCCATCCGCACACGCGTAGTTTGGGCATTGATCCTGTAACCAAGATTGCAATGTCCTCTTTTCTATCAAGCTCTGTAAGGATCAGTGAGCCATCAAGCCATTTAGTCCATTTGACCTCAATGTTATGCCCCACATCAGCTGTGTTTTTAAAGTTGATGTTGTTAAGGTCAATTGGCTGTCTGAAATACTTTGAGACTGCAACCTCAGCCGCTATGGCCTCAGATTGCTGTACTACAAATTGAGCAAAGTTGAGCTGCTCTTTGTCATGTTGGTAATTGCGCTTGTATGTGCGCCCTTCCCACTGTGGCTTATATCTTACAGCTCTTTGCAAACCTGCCTCAGTGATGGCAATCTGCTCATCATTTGTCAGCTGCACAATCACTTGCAGTCCTCACATTGCCATAGCACCGATATGCCATCCACCATTGTGTGACTGCCTGTGGCCAATGGCTTTGGCTTCTCGCATGAGTCGCAATATTGCCAATAACCAGCTCCGAAAATCTCAAAATGCCCCATTATGCAAGCCTCCACTGTCCGGTGCTTGCACTGCGTACCATCCAATGAGGATCACATTGCTTTGACTTTGTTTTTTCTACACAGAAATAACCAGCCCATTGCTTTTCAGCATCACCCTTAGCCTCACGCCGTACCATGTGGCCATGAGCGCACAAAGGAGCTTCACTGAGCACCTCACCGCCTAGCTGCTGCTCTAACTGCTCCACAGCTGTGCCTACTGTTTCAGCCTCAACGCTCTTTACAGCCCAGTAATCAGTCTCAACCGGCTTTGGCTGTTCAACCCTCGCCATGTCCTGTGCAGTGCTTTTGAGCTCTGTTGGTAGCACCAAGCTAATGCAGCGGCCAATTGCGCTTGTTGTCGTATCTTCAATGAAAAAGCGCTTCATGTGAGTTGGATAAAATGCCACATTGCCGTAAGCGTAATCAACGCCGGCAGGTAGCAATGTTTCGTCATCTCTGTAGCACTCAGCTTTGACTAGCACATGGCCTTTGTCAGCTGAAAATTCCACAATCTCTGTGACAATGCGCCCCATTGGGTAAGCCTCTTGCCAGCGCTTTACCCGGCTCTGTACATCCTCATAATTCTTTAAATCAAATGCCATTTGTTGTGCTCCCGATTCTTAGTTGCTGTCCGTTGCGGTTATCTTTTGCGTACTGAATTTGCTCAGCTAATGTCCACACTGAGCCGTCATGCCAGCGAGATGATTCATCTATGCAGGCGTAACAAAGTGATCTCACAACAGGCTCTTTGCCGTAGTGAGTCTCGCTGATTATGGTTGAGTAGGCTTGGCGGCGGCCTTTTGGATGAGGCACTGAATGGCCTTGCTCATCCTTTACAAAGCCGTATTTGTCTTTGCAGGTGTCACAGTAAACACCGCTTTTGGCTTTAACGATTGGCATTTGTTGCCTTAGTAAGAGCCTGGCCGCGGCGGTAGCCGATTGCTTTGCCCTCTTTGTAGCCATCCTCGCGCCCCATGTAATATCCACAGATGAGGAAAAAGATGTGCGTAAATAGCAAAATGATTTGCAGTATTGTCATTTGAATTCTCCCGATTCACACAACCCGTTTGGGCTGATGGATTAAGGGTGGGGGCAAATGACAAAAAAGGCAAACCTATTTCGGCGTGTCATCCCCGTTTTTTGGCTTGTCTTTTAGGCCGTTTGAGGCTAAGACTGAGCCAAGCGCGCCTGTCAGGAAGATTGTGAGCGTAGATAAGAGCTCAATAAATGCCCTATCGTTTGGCGCTTGATCGCCTAGTGGCTGAGTTACAAAGATAAGAGCGTAAAGCATGCCACCGACAGAAAACACAAAAGTAAAGCTCAGAGCTACCCCGATAAATACAATCAGGCGAGCTTTAAGCTGCTCATTGCTTAGGCGTGTTTCATGCCTTGGCTTGCGTGTCAATGGCTTCTCCAAATATGTCCTTAGTGCACTGTCCTTGAGCCTCACATTGCGGCGGATTGCACTCAGGCTTTTGCCAGTTTTCATATTCTTGGCATGGGTAGCGTGTCCATCCCTGATATGAGCAGGATGTCAGCAGACCAAGACCCATCAAGACTGCTGCCACCCAAACCCATTTCGGAGTCACTTCCCCTTAACCCCAAAAGCTGCATCATTAGGATTTAACCAACGCAAGATAACCGGTGCAACTGCTGCGCCTCCGGCCATTGCTAAAGTCTTTGGATCTGTTACCCCTGCCATGTACAGCGCAAGAGCTGCTGCAAAAAATGAGCGCGCCCATGATGCTGCTATTGATTTAACTTGCTCCATTACTTTTTGCCTTTCTTTTTGGTTTCCAAAGCTGGGATTTCAACTGTTGGAAATTCACCCTTATATGGCACATATTTAGGAGAGCCAAAGCCAACAATCTCTTTGTTAATTGTGCGCTCCTTAACCATGACCATGCCGCCATTGCGCTGAGAGCCAGTGCCGGATGTGTTGCCCTCAATCGTTATGACTGTGTTTGCCTTGATGCCTACAACAATGCCCACATGGCTGATGCGATCAACGCCATCACCAGGAAAGTCCATGAAAGCCAAATCACCCAGCTTTGGTGTCTGTGACCAACGCCCGGAATCTTGGAAAACTGTCGCGCCCTTTAATGTGCTCACAACTGAGTGACATTTGACCTCAGCAGCTTTGAGCACCCAATTGCAAAATGAGCCACACCAAGGCAATCCATTGGCCTTCATAGCCTCGCCATATTTTGTGATGTTGTCAGGTGTTTCCACATAGCCAATCTCACCTTTGGCAATTTCAATTGCGTGAGCTGCAGATCCGATTGGATAACTCATGAAAGTAACAAAATCGCTTCATCAGATGTTAAGCCTAAACGCTGCAATAACGCTGCCTTTGCAGCCGCGCGATCAGCAATTTCTGTTGCTTCATTTGCCTGTAATCGTGCAATTTCAGCATCAATTTCAGCTTTTGTTGGAGCTTTACCCTCAAGCACATGCCACTCTATGGTGCTGTAATCATCATTTTGAAATGTAAATTCGCTGTTTGGGCGTAGTGACTGAATTGCTAATACCAAAAAATCTTTCATTATGCACCAATTTCCATAAGAATAATTTGAGCAGGTGAACTTTCAATTTGAAAAGTTGATGTTCGACTTGATGCGGTTGAATAAACTGCACCCTGTGTTTTGTATGTAAGAGATGAAGTTGAAGATGGGCTGTCAAGATATGTTAAAGACATTACGCCGAACAAAGTGCCTGTATTACCTGACACGCTTGTTTCCATTCCAATATTGTTTTTATTACCAGCCCAAATTGATGTGCCACTGCGTACCAATTGAATACCAAGCCCTGGCCCTGAATATTGTGCGCAATACCCATACACCGGCTGACTAATAATCACCAAAATTTTGCTTGTTGTCGCTGATGGCGTGATATTTGCTGTCAAAGTTGTGTCAGTGTATGTGGTCGATGCAATGGTTGTTGATGTGCTTGTTTGACCCATTACAACTTGCAATACTTTGCCGCCGCCCCCTGCTGGCGTTGCCCATACAGGAGCACCTCCTGAGACTGTCAAAACTTGGCCTGTTGTGCCAATGCCTAAGCGGTCAAAAGTGCCTGAGCCTGTTCCTTTAATTAAATCACCAGCAGTTGTAATTGCTGTTGCCATTGAGTTTGTGATTGTCACAGTGCCTGATGTGCCGCCGCCTGAAATACCTGTGCCAGCCGTCACGCCTGTAATGTCTCCTGGGTTTGCATCTACCCATGTGTAGTCCAAATCAGTGCCGGATGCTTTTGAAAGCACTTGGCCTGTTGTGCCACCTTTGAGATCAACAAATGATGTATCCACACCGCCAAGAGCTGTGCGAATGGCCGCTGCACCATCTTTGACCAAATCGGTGTCACTTGGGACTGTCCACCCAAAATTTGTCGTTGTTGTACTCATTTTGCTCCTATTCTCAGGCCACTATTGTGGCACTGTTCCAGTCCAAACTTGCGCTGATTGTGTTCCATGTCTCCAAAACGCTCACATCTTCCCATTTCATTGATTGCAAACTGAAAGCTGTTGGAGACACATTGAGAGTCAAATTTAGGTTGTTGTAAGAGGCTCTAAAAGTCCAGCCCTCCACAAATCCCTGAAAGCGGCCATTGACCATGTTGGATGGTAAATCTTGAATATCTACAGGCAAGCCCATGAATACATTGAGCAAAGCATCTCTGTCTGAGTCATCAATCTCAGGATTGCCTAAAGGAAAAGTGATGCTCTGAAAAATGTCCTGTGGGTATGCTCTTATGCCCAAATAGAAATTGGCCTGACTTGTCGCATCAGCTCCGTTTTCAATTGAGGTTGTAATAATTTGCGCTTGCTGGCCATAAAGAGCAATTGAGTCAGCATCTGTCGCTGTGGCTTCTGCATTTGCTTTGTACTGAATAGTGACCTTATTGCGTAGATCGCCAAGCCTGCGGATTGTCCTAATTCCTGATGTGATGGCATGGTTGCCTGTCAGCTCTGTATAACCATTGGTGGCAAGATAAATGCTCCGGTGTGTGCTGTCAGCATAACCAATGCGACCTTGAGCATCTTCATAAAGATAGCCAAGCCCTGATGTCGCAAGAGCGCTTACCAAGGTGTACATGTCCACAGCCTCAGCTGAGCGAGCTGTCAGCTCATAATTGCCTGGGCGGTCAATATCGCCTAAACCTGAATTTTCTGCATTTGCCCAGGTTGTTGCAGGGTTGTAAGTTGCCCAGGTTGTTGCCGCTGGCACTTCATTCCATGTGTTAAACAAAGCTGCACTAAGGATTGTGTAAATCTGATCCCCATCCTCATCCTTGCTCAATACGCCATCAGTCAGCGTTTTAGGCAACTTTGAAAGAGCACCAAGAGCTGTCACCCTAATGACCTCATTGATGCCCCCTGTACCGGATGAGGTCACTGAAACTTCACGATCTGTTACATAGCCGCCAAACACATTTACAAATGTGCCTGTTGAGTCTTTGACTTTAATTGATACCTGATCATTTACATCAATAACAATGCCAGCTAAATTTAAATTGAGGATTTCTATGCTGGCATAACCGGCAACCGGCTGTGAGTAAATATCTGTGCGGCCTGATGTGATTGTCAGATTAGCCAAAGTCAGATTTGTGTAATCGCCACCGCCATTGATAGTCAGTGACCATTCAGGCGTAAATTGGCTCATAGGATAAGAGCCTCAGCGCCTAGAGCACCGCGACCTGATGAGCGATTGAGCACATCAACAATGGCGCGGGCTGCTGCCTCAGGATCACCAACAACACCCATATTGACTGTCACCGGTGTGCGAGCGCTTACCGCTGCAATGACAGCATCCACACGCGCTTGATCTGCTGCATATACAGATGCTTGCCCCGGCTGATTAACAAAGCCACCATTGTTTGCAGATGCAGCTGCTGAACTTGCCCCAGCGCTAACTGATGCTAAACCTGCACTGCTTCCTGAAACTGTTGGAATGGTTGGCAATGTCATATTTGTAGTTGATGGGATTGAGATTTCAGGTGCATCACCGGCGTTAATTTTTGGAATATATGAAATATCTTTGCCCGGCTTGATGTAATTGAGGCCTGTGATTACCTTATTGATACCAGCAACAGCAAAATTAATCATTGGCGTAATTGCATCAATTACATCAGCAATTACATTGATAACACTTGCAGCAATTTGACCAACTAGCTTTAGCGCCCCACCCAAAACTGTGCCGATAACAGGCGCAAGATATGTTGAGATAAATGCACCAAAGGTCTTGAATGAATCAAGATTGTCACCGATTGCTGTTTTAATGCTATCAAATGCACTTACCAAGCCATTCCACACCGGCGTAAATACTGTTTGAATAGTTTTTGACACATAACTCAAATACCAACCAAGCCCAGTTTTGCCATCAAAACCTGCATTTAAAGTGTTTAGAATTGGTTGAGCAATTTGATTAATGTATTTCATCAACTTTTCAAGAATAGGCAAAAGAGCAAAACCAATGGTTTCTTTGGCTTCATCAAAAGCGATTTTCATGCGAGCAATTCGGCCTGAATAAGTCTCAGCATTTGCCGCCGCCGCTCCACCAAAGAGATCTGACAGTTTTGATTGAACCTGCTCAAAACTCATGGTTTTTAATTCAGCTGATGAAAGACCAATGCCTAATTTGCCCAAAGCGGCGGTGTTGCCGTCATAAGCCTTACCAAGAGCATTTGCAACAGTTTCCAACGGCTTGCCGGTTGAGGCTGAGACATCTAGTGCAACAGATAACAAATCTTGTGCTTTGGTGAGGTCTCCTGTACTTAACGCAATGCGCTGTAAAGCTGGCCTCAAATCGTTATCGGTCACACCAGTTGCTAAAGATGTTTGCAGGATATAATCCTCAGTGGCCTTAATTTGGGCTGTAGTAGCCCCTGTCGCGTTTTGTAAGGCTAGGGCTAACTGAGTCTGTGCCTTTTCATCCTCAATGGCCGCTTTGACCCCGTCAATGCCAATTTTGACTGCATAAGCGCCGGCAGCAACAGCGGCAGCTGCAAAGGCTGCTCCGATAGCTTTGCCAGCCTTGCCCATCTTGTCACCAAAGGTGTCCACATCAGCTGTGGCAGCTTTGAGGCTTTTGTTGAGGCTATCTACATCACCAAGGATGGAGAGTTTGAGTGTGCGTGATCCTGCCATCAATCAAACCTCTTTACTATTTCGGAAAACCCATTCTCCCACTTTTTTAGGATTTCAGGCTGCACAGCGCGCAGGGTTGGATAAATCCACCAACCGCGAGAGCCGCGACCTTCACGCCCTGACCAAACAGGAAATTGCTTAAACTTATTAGATCCAAATTCAGCGCCACCCCATAGGTCACGCGTTGTTGCACCGCCGGAAAACTTTTGAGATGCAAAGCCGTATGAAATCTCACCAATCTTTGAGGATTTGGAAACCCTTGAGCCGTCAGCAATACGAG